AGGTGCTGGTGGTTTAATATTTTATGAAGATTATCCAGTTACTGGTGGCAGTAGTATTCCAGTATCAGTAGGTGCTGGTGGCAGAGGTGGTGGTGGTGCAGATACAACCATAGCTGGATATCTTGCTGGTTCGCCTGAAGCACTTGAAAATGCATTAGATGAAGCCTGGCTTCATGCACTTGGTGTAGACACAAGTGATGATAAACTACTTAGAATTAATGTAAGTATGATTGACGATGTCGCTAAAGTAATGAGCGACTTTATGAAAGGCTACAAAGACGAATACAATGGCCTTCCTTATGAAGAGTGTCAGAAAGTTCTGTTTGTTATTGACAGTCTTGGTATGTTGTTATCGCCTACTGATGTTGATCAGTTTCAAAAAGGTGATCTTAAAGGTGACTTAGGTCGTAAACCTAAAGCACTTACTGCATTAGTTAGAAATATGGTTAATCAAATTGCACCATATCCGGTAGGACTTGTTGCAACTAACCACACATATGCTTCGCAGGATATGTTTGATCCAGATGATAAGATATCAGGTGGACAAGGCTTTATCTATGCAAGTAGTATTGTTGTTGCTATGCGAAAACTTAAATTAAAAGAAGATGAAGCAGGTAACAAAGTCACAGACGTTCGAGGTATTAGAGCGGCTATGAAAATTATGAAGACTAGGTATGCTAAACCTTTTGAAAGTGTACAAGTAAAGATTCCATATGCAACAGGTATGAATCCTTACAGTGGTCTTTTTGAATTTATGGAAAGTAAAGGACTAATTACTAAACAAGGTAATAGATACAAATATATTACTAAGAGTGGTGAAGAAATACTTGAGTTCCGTAAAAATTGGGGTCCTGACCAATATGCGATTGTTATGCAGGAGTTTGGTAAAAATAAAGTAACCAGTGACGATGATGAACAAGACGAATACGAAGTTGAGTTAGAAGTTCATGACGCACAAGATCAAGAAGGGTAAAAATGTCAACTGAAATGTTTTTAGAATTGTGGCAATCCGCTAGTAATTATATCCAGAAGAAGGATAAGATGGATGCCGCAGAACATTTCGTTAAGATCTTTGATTCTTATGAAAACTTAGATGATCTTAAGGAAATTATGGGTACTGATAATCATTTAGATTATTGGCTATCCCAATATTTTGAAGAAGATAACGAACTTATCGAAGAGTTCAACGAAGAGTATTTTGATGAGTGATTGGTACACCGCAGTTTCGCAAGATATATCTAAACTTCCAGATTGTATTGAATACTATGAAAGTGAGATATTAGAGGCTAGGAAAGATATTGCATTAGCAGGTTCCATTGAAAAGGCTAGTGCTAAACTTCCTAGTGTTGTGGAATTGCGGTTTAACCAACTACAAGAAATTGAAGGTATTTTAGAATACTTGAATATTGAATTAAGAAAAGTTAGATCAGCGACATTTAAGAAATACATTGAAAATTATAACCGTCAATTAAGCAGTAGAGATGCACAATTCTATGTTGACGGTGAATCAGAAGTAGTTGATTTACAAAAAATTATTAATGAATTTAGTCTTTTAAGAAATAAGTATCTTGGACTAATGAAAGGACTTGACGCAAAACAATTTCAAGTTAATAATATAGTTAAACTTCGAGTTGCCGGACTCGAAGATAGTGAAATCAACTTTTTTAAAAATTATTGAGGTAACATATATGGCATATTATAGTACTAAAACATACGGACACAACATTGGACTTTCAGCAGTGTTCCGTCAACCACACGCAGATCATTCGCATTGCAGATTCTTACATGGATACAGTTTAGCATTTAAATTTACATTTGGTGCTAGTGAATTGGATCATAGGAATTGGGCAGTGGACTTTGGTGGTCTTAAGCCACTGAAGAAATGGCTTGAAGATACATTTGATCATCAAACTGTTATTGATATCAATGATCCTATGAAAGATGAGTTGTTATTACTCGAAACAAAAGGACTTGCACAGATTACACAATTAGATGGTGTAGGTGCAGAAAAGTTTGCAGAACACGCCTGGCGTTTTGCAGATAAATTAGTTCGTGAACAAACGGGTGACCGTTGTTGGTGCGAAAGTGTTGAGTGTAGTGAGCATGGTGCAAACAGTGCAATTTATACTCCATTTACCTGGCAAAAAACAACATTCAAAGATGGAGAATAAGTTATGATGGTACCTATAGTAATTGAACAAACTAGTAAAGGTGAAAGAAGTTACGACATTTATTCACGTTTGCTTAAAGACAGAGTCGTTATGCTTAACGGTCCTGTTAATGATATGATTTCAAATTTAATTGTATCACAACTTTTATTTTTAGAAAGTGAAAATCCTGAAGCAGATATTAATTTGTATATCAATAGTCCTGGTGGTGCAGTGACTTCTGGTATGGCAATCTACGATACTATGCAGTATATTAAACCAGATGTATCTACTATTGTTATGGGTCAAGCGGCCAGCATGGGTAGTTTATTATCTTGTGCAGGAGCCAAAGGCAAACGTTATATGTTGCCTCATGCAAGACACATGATACATCAACCTTTAGGTGGTGCAAGTGGACAGGCTACTGATGTACAAATCCAAGTAGAAGAACTAATGAGATGGAAAGAAACTCTACTTGAAGTGTATTCAAAGCATACAGGTAAATCAACTGCAATACTGAAACAAGACATGGAACGTGATAATTTTATGTCAGCAACAGAAGCAGTTGAATATGGTTTAGCAGATATAATTTCAGAAAAAAGAGTGTGATATGAGTGAAGATAATTTAATACCTTTTGAGACTTTTGCATCAAGAAAAAAGCAACAACTATTAACTGATGATGAAAAGTATAATGATAGCATCATTGAATATGTACAGATGCATATTTTCGAACAATGTACCAAAAGAGGATATCCAATTAGTTCAGAAGATACAAGATTTATTCAAGATGTAACTATTGGCTGTAACATTATACGGCAAAGTATTGATAAACTTGCAGGCGTCAGTAATGATTTAACCGACGACATTGATGACATTTTTGAAGATAGTAGATATTATAAAGATCCTCGTCAATTAGAATTTGACTTTTAGTGGAAAAAGTATTATACTACAGTTATGAAAAATGCAACTCTGATCATTAGAGATGAAGTGAATGTAAAGTTCGAAGGACTTGATCCTGCAACTAGGCGTAAGATTTCAAACTCTTTAAAATTTATGTTACCGTATGCATATCATATGCCTGCTTATAAACTAGGTAGGTGGGATGGTTGTGTACGTTTCTGTGATATCGCTGGCAGAACTTATCTAAATTTGTTGGATACAGTATTACCAATTGTACAGGCAGAAGGATATCAAATTGACATAGATGATCGTAGAGAGCATAAAGATAATTTTAATTTTGAAAGTGTTGATGAAAATACATTTGCTGATAAAACTTGGCCTGCGGGTCATATTGTTGAAGGGCAACCTATTGTATTAAGAGATTATCAGGTAGATATTGTTAACAAGTTTTTAGAACATCCTCAGTGTTTACAAGAAGTTGCAACAGGTGCTGGCAAAACACTAGTTACTGCCGTGTTAAGCAAGAAGTGTGAACCTTATGGCAGGACTATTGTAATTGTACCTAACAAAAGTCTTGTAAAACAAACTGAAGAAGACTATATTAACTTAGGTCTTGATGTTGGTGTTTATTATGGTGATCGTAAAGAACTTGGTAAGATGCATACCATTTGTACTTGGCAGAGTTTGAATATTTTACATAAGAAAACAAAGAAAAATGAAGCACCTTTTCCGTTGACAGAGTTCATAGAAGATGTTATATGTATTATAATAGACGAAGTTCATCAGGCTAAAGCAGATGTATTAAAAACACTACTTACAGGGCCTTTTGCTGATATCCCGCTACGTTGGGGCTTAACAGGAACTATCCCCAAAGAGCAGGCGGATTTTACTAGTTTAAAGGCTAGTTTAGGGCAGGTTGTAAATAATTTAGCGGCACATGAACTACAAGAAAAAGGTGTGTTGAGTAACTGTAATGTAAATATTGTACAGTTACAGGACAATTATGAATTTAATAATTATGCTAGTGAACTTAAACATTTAGTAACAGATGAAGACCGTGTTAAGTTTATGAGCAAAATGTTTACAGGTATTAACGAAAGTGGCAACACGTTAATACTAGTTGATAGAATTAAAACTGGACAAATGATATTAGAAAATATACCAGAAGCAGTTTTTATAAGTGGAGAAGTAGATGTTGACTCCAGAAAAGAACATTATGACGAAGTTAAAGATGCTACAGGAAAAATTATTGTTGCTACCTATGGTGTTGCTAGTGTTGGTATCAACATTCCTCGTATTTTTAATCTTGTGCTTGTTGAGCCTGGTAAGTCTTTTGTTAGGGTCATACAAAGCATTGGCCGAGGTATCAGAAAAGCAGAAGACAAGGATCACGTAGAAATATGGGATATAACAAGTAGTTGTAAATACAGTAAAAGACATCTTACACAACGTAAAAAATTTTACAAAGAAGCACAATATCCATTTGCGATAGAGAAACTAAAATGGGAGAATAAATGAAAATTTTGACTAACGAAAACAAACCGTTCTCATTGAATGATTTGCCGGAAGTAATTGATGATATAAGATATTGCGTATTGGATTGCACTGACCCGGATCATATGGATTTCTTTTTTATTCCATTGATCTTTTTAGAAAGTTTTAGTGCTCCGGCTATAGTAATGAATATCGGCGGGAACGAAGTAACAATGCCAATTGATTGGAACATACTTGCAGGAGATCCAGATCAAGGTATGCTAGAAATACTGCCACTCACAAATTTAAATGATAGAGGTTTCCAAACACCAGTGTTTAATCCGCTTACTGGTTACATGGTAGATTACAAAGAAGTACAGATTACAAATATTTTTCAAGAAATTAAATGGTATTTTCCAAAGTTAAAACATGGACATATTTTGTCAATGCCATTAACAGATAAACCTAATAGTCCATGTGCATATTTTGTTAAAGATACAAATCAAATACCAGATATTATTGACGTAGGTAATTTATTATAATGGACTTGTTCAAAGATATTATTCCTTCTGCAAACAAGAAAAGGTTTGACTTGTATAGCAAAACCAATGACGAAGGTAAGAAAAAAATTGAACAAGAGTTTTGGATGCTACAACGTTGGATGAGTTGTCCAAGTAAATACAAAGAGCATTATATTGTGATGCTTAATGAACTTGTAAATAGTGATTGGAGTTGTATATCTAAACATCCTGAACTACGTTGGAAATTATTTGCACTATGTGGTGTAGGTGCTAATATGTCTTACAAAGGCGAATGGGTAGGTACACCAAATGCAAAGAAAAAATTAAACAACAAAGAAGAATTTCTAGCAGAAGTATTCCCAACTATCAAAGATGATGAGTTGGATTTATTGTTAAGTTTGAATACTGATGATGAACTTAAAAAGTTCGCTAGAGAACTAGGATATACAGATGAACAACTTGATGAACTTTTTGGAAAACGTAAAAGTGGTAAACGAAAAAGATCATGAATGTAACTATTGTGGAAGGAGTTTCACTTCTGAGCGAACACTCAGTGTGCATATGTGTGAACAAAAACGTAGACATATGATGCAAAATGAAAAGTGGGTGCAGTTAGGTTATCGTGCTTTCCAAAGATTCTATGAAAAAGCGACAGCAACAAAGCAACCTAAGACGTTTGAAGAATTTGCAAAGAGTCAATATTACACTGCATTTACAAAGTTTGGAAAATTTAGTTATGATTTACAGGTGCTAAATTTTGTTGATTTTGTTGACTTTTTAATCGATTTTGGTGTAAAACTAGATGACTGGACAAAAAATGAAGCATATGTATTATGGATTAAACAATATGTTAGAAAGGAGAGTTATGATGTTGCTCTTGAAAGAAGTATAAAGTTTATGGAAAAATGGTCAAGGAATACAAACGAACATTGGACAGACTTCTTTAGATTGGCTAATACAAATGAATTAGCATATTGGATACAAACAGGAAGAGTAAGTCCATGGGTAATTTTTTCATGCAATAGTGGTAAAGAAAGATTAGGAACGTTTGAAGGTGACCATTTGAAGATTGTTTTAGATATGATTTCACCAAGATTTTGGACAGAACGTTTAGATAAAAATCCAGATGATGTAAAAGTATTAACAGAAGTTTTAGCAAAGGCAGGTTTATAATGAATGAAGTAACAAGTTTATGTAGGACTATTCCAGACTATCCAGTAGAAGGAATAAATTTTTATGATTTGAATAGTGTATTTGCTAGTAATGCATTCCATGCAATGGTAGAAAAATTAGCAAGAAGATTAGAAAGAGACAGTGATATACAATATCCGACACACGTTGTTGGTGTAGAAAGTAGAGGTTTTGTGTTAGGTAGTGCTATTGCACAAGAAATGATGTTGCCTTTTGTAATGATAAGAAAACAAAATTCTAAATATCCTGGTGTAACTAGATCGCAAAGTTACGAACTTGAATACGGAACCAATACACTAGAATTACAAGAAGGTATCTTAGGACATACAAGTCGTGTAATTATCGCAGATGATTTAGTTGCAACTGGTGGTAGTTTATTAGCAAGTCAGAAGTTGTGTGAAGATTTTGGTGCAACAGTATTAGCAAACACTGCAATGTTGGATCTAACATATATCAAAACACCAGAAAAAGAGCAACTTAATAATTTAATTGTTATTGAAAGAGTACTTCCATTAGTACATAAAGATCCGGAACTATTAGTTGAAGAACATGGCTGGGAATAAAATGAAAGAACACTTAATGGTACAAGAACAAGTAGAAAATGTATGGCAACATATGGTTGGAGTCATGTGTTTAAACTTGACATATAGAAAACAAGTTAAAGAAGTACTACCAAAGTTATTTAAAAGATACCCTAATCCAAAAGCATATTTACGTGGTCACTTAAAAACACAACAAAATATGTTGAAGCCTTTGGGTATGTGGAATGTTAGAGCAAAAAGAATTAGAAAGATGAGTGAACAATTTCTTACTTGGGACTATCAAGAAGCAAGTGATTTACATGGTATTGGTAAGTATGGTAGTGATAGTTATAAAATATTTTATAAGAATGAAATACCAGATGATGTACAAGACAAAGAACTTAAAAAATATATTGAAAATTTAGAAAGTAAACATGAAGTTGAAACTACCTGATATTGATATAGATGTTTCTAACAGAAGCAAAGTATTGGAACACTTTGCATCTTCTGATGCATCTCTTGACGGTTTGAAGAAACATAATACTGGTGTATACTTTACAGATATTCCAGTGAATCCGATTACAAATACTAGTAGTATAGATTATAAAGAAGCAGAGGACAGAGGATACTTTAAACTTGATATCTTAAATGTTTCTTTATATAAGGACATTAAATCCGAAGATCACTTAAATACATTATTAGGGAAGGAGCCATTATGGGATTTACTTACAGAGCCAGAGTTCAGCAATCAATTGTTTCACGTAGGAGAACACAGTTCAGTGCTACAGAAAACAAGGCCGAAGAATATAGAACAACTAGCGGCAGTACTAGCAATGATAAGACCAGCAAAGAGGAATCTTATAGGGAAGTCATGGCCAGATATAATGAAGGACGTATGGACAAAACCAAGTGATGGTAGTTACTACTTTAAAAAGGCACACGCCGTTGCGTATGCCCATGCTGTGGTTGTACAGATGAATTTAATATGCGAGAAATTACAGAATGACTAAAACTTATATTCATGTAAATCAACATAAAATAAGGGCTAATAAAAAACATGGAACTGATGAACCAGTTATCACTGTCAAACAAGGCAAGAAAAATACTTATTGCCATGAAGTCAAAATCAACGGTCCTAGTACCGTGGTTTATGGCGGTAATGATAAACCTTTGCTTTCTTGTGGTGCTAGAGTTGTCATTATGACAGAAGATGATGTAGAAATTTTACGTTAGTCGATTTTTCTTACTAATTGGATACTTCTGCGTTTGATACGTTTTTTAGCGATATTGTTTAAACTGATTACAGGACCAAAGATAAAATCAACATCTTTGGTTATCATATGACACAAAGAATATTTAAATAATTCTATTTCTTTAGGTAGAAAAATGTTAATAGGAACGATCCTATTAGATTCCCACCACCATGTTTCTCCTAGTTCAAGAAAAACCTGTTTATCTTCTTCAGTTCTTAATTTGTCAAAATCATAAATTGTTGTTAATTGATTATTATAATTTTGTACTATTCCAACGTGTTCTTTACCGCCGTAATTTAGCCCTGTTAAAAAAGGAAATTTTTCTTGAAATCTGTCAATGTCTTTTTGTTCCATTAAATGTATTTACCGATAGTTCTCGCCAAAAAAATGCATTGTGTTATTATTGATAAATATAATTATGAGTTACACTAAAGCATACAGTTTTAACGATAAAGTACAATTAATGATACGAGAAGATGCATCTCGATTAGGTGAGCCAATGAATGATAAAACAATTAAAATACACAGAGGTATTGACAATACCATTGAAATAAAAATGTTTGATAATAAACGTAGGGCATTTACTGCTACTAACAAAACATTAGAAGCATTTTTTATCAATCCTATTGATACTTCTTTGGTATTCAGAAAGCCTGTTACTGTAACTAATTCTACAGACGGACTTGCTGAAATACTATTAACTTATGCAGATACTGCAAATTTAGATGCAGGTCTATACAAAATGTCTGTAAAAATGACAGATGACAATACATCAGATGAAAGTTTGTTGTTTGGTGATATTGGTCAAACAGCAGGATTTGTTGTTGAACTATTAGATG